GTAGTGTAGGTATCGGTATAAATGACTCAGGAACTACATACAGTGAAAACCAAGATGGGTCATTTACACATGAAGACGGCACAACTGTAAACTTTACTGATAGTAGTGGTAAGCCAGGCAACGCCCCAACTCAACAAGAGGCACGAGATGCAAGAATGGCAGACAGAGATAGACAAGACAGAGAAGCCGCTGCCGCAGGTGACCCAGGAGATTCTAAAATAGTTTGTACAGAAATGTATAGACAAACTCAACTTGATGACTGGGCACAAGCTATGAAGACTTGGTACATTTATCAGAAAAAATACTTGACACCTCTACATGAAATAGGGTATCATTCGTTATTCAGACCTTTTGTTCGTGGTATGAAAGTTAATAACACACTGACTAGTATCGGTGCTTATTTTGCAACCGAACGAACAAAACACCTTAGACATGTTTTAACAAAAGGCAAATCCAAAGACAGTTTAGTTGGAAATGTATTTTGTAAAATAATCCATCCTATAGTTTATTTAGTAGGATTGGCAGTTCATAAAAAATAATTTATGAATTAATTACTAGCTACTTATCCCCCAATAATGGCTACGATAACCCTAGGAGAAGCGACATGGCTGAAATGGCTGTAGAACAAAAAATAGTTAAGACCCCAATAAAATACAAACGTAACGATAATAAAGAAGAGTTAGAGTTAGAAAAAAATCTAAAAGAAAGAGATGAAGCTTTAGGTAAAGCAAAAGCAGAAGCAGAGGATATTGCTGAAACAGAATCTTTAGCACCTGAAGAAAAAACATTTAAGAAAAGATATGGCGATTTGCGTAGACACGCACAAGAAAAAGAAAAGTCATATCAAGATGAAATATTTAAATTAAAACAACAGTTGACACAAACTGCAGCCCAAGAAATAAAATTACCTAAATCAGATGAGGAAATAAATGAATGGGCTAAAGAGTATCCTGATGTTGCAAAGATTGTAGAAAGTATTGCTACTAAGAAAGCAAAAGAATTAGATTCTACATTAGAAGAAAGAATGAAGTTAATAGCTGAAAGAGAAGCACAATCTTCTCGTGCGATGGCAGAAGCAGAACTCATGAGATTACATCCTGATTTTGATGTTATTAGAAATGACCAAGAGTTTCATGACTGGGTTGAAATGCAACCAAGATGGGTTCAACAAGCTCTATATGAAAACGAGAGTGATTCTAAATCTGCAGCAAGAGCTATTGATTTATATAAAGTAGATATGGGTATTACCTCTACGCCTAAGAAGAAAACAGATTCTTCTAAAGATGCAGCAAAAGCTGTAACTAGAGGTAGCTCAAACACACCTTCTGCTACTAAATCAGGACAAGCAAATCAAATAAAAGAGTCTGATGTAGCAAAGATGAAACCACACGAGTTTGAAAAGAATGAAGAAAAAATAAGGGAAGCTGTACAATCAGGTAACTTTATTTATGATGTAAGTGGACGTGCTTAACATTTTTCTTTACTTTTTAAAATTTGTATGGTATAAAATGTATAAATAGCAGCCCATCTTTCTGATGACCACCTGCTTAACACATTTTCACGAATTATACTAAGAAAAACTACCTAGTTTGAATTAGCCCCAAACGGACACCTAATTGCATCTAGCCTTTTGATTGTGTATGCACTCGTATTTTTATATTAGCCAAGGAGGATAACATGGCTTTCCAAACTGCGGCTGGATACGGGAATTTACCTAATGGCAACTTTAGTCCTGTCATATATTCCCAAAAGGTTCAGCAAGCTTTTCGTAAGACCTCTGTTGTAGAGTCAATCACAAATAGTGATTACTTTGGAGAGATTGCGAATTATGGTGATACTGTTAAGATTATCAAAGAACCAGAAATCACTGTAAAAGAATATGCTCGTGGTGTTAACATTCAACCACAAGACCTAGACGACGAGGACTTTTCTCTTGTCGTAGATAAAGCAAACTACTTTGCTTTTAAAGTTGACGACATTGAGGAAGCTCACAGTCACGTTAACTTTGAGTCAATGGCTTCAGACAGAGCTGGATATAGACTTCGTGACCAACATGACCAAGAAGTTCTTGGTTACTTATCAGGTTTCAAGCAATCATCTCTAAATACTGTAGCAGGAACAGCTAACGATACTGTAAATGGTACAAAAGCTGTAACAACTGCAGGTTCAGATGAACTCTTGACAAGCATGAAGTTAAGAAAAGATAGCTTTGGTAACATCACTACTTCAAGTGCTGGTGACCACTCTATCCCATTAGCTCCAAGAATGCCAGGTGCTACAGCTCAGGCAACAGCAACTGCTACACCATTGCAAGTTATTGCAAGAATGGGCAGATTGTTAGATACACAGTTTGTAGACTCAGATGGTAGATGGCTAGTTCTACATCCAACTTTCGTTGAAATCTTAAAAGATGAAGATTCAAGACTTCTCAATGCAGATTTTGGTGAATCAGGAGGATTAAGAAGTGGTTTATCAATCGGCACATTACATGGTTTTGATGTATATATGTCAAATAACTTACCTTCTGTTGGTACAGGACCAGGAACATCAGGTTCTGCTAACCAAAACTCAAACTTTGGAGTCATTGTAGCTGGACACTCTTCATCAGTAGCAACAGCTTCACAGATAACAAAGACAGAGTCTTACAGAGACCCTGATTCTTTTGCAGACATCGTAAGAGGTATGCATTTATATGGCAGAAAGATTCTTCGACCAGAAGCAATCGTAACTGCTAAGTACAACGTAGCGTAGGGGAGGTATAAATGGCGACTTTTGATTTAACTTCTAAAGATACCACTGGCGTATCTTCCGACTCTATCGTGGCTATGCCATCATCTAAGAATACTAATGTGATGAGAAATATTGAGGCTTACCTTGATATTGATGCGTTAGTAGCAGCAGGTGGTAGCTTCTCAGACGGAGATGTCTTTCAGGTGTTAGAAATCCCTGCAAACACTTTAGTCCTAAATTCAGGTGCAGAAGTAATGAAAGCATTTACTTCAAGTTGTACTCTTGACATGGACTTTGGTGGTGGTGATGACATTATTGATGGTGCAGATATAACCTCTACAGGTTTTTGTGCAGCAGGAACTAATGGTCAAACTAACACTGTTGTAGGAAATGCAGCTTCAACTTACACTCAATTTATCACTACTACTGATACTATTGATTGTACGATTGCAGGTGCGGCTCCAGCCACAGGAAGACTCAGAGTCTATGCCACTGTTATTGATTTAGCAGGTCATGGCTTAGATGATAAGCCTGACGAAGTCGATAGAGACCAATTAGCTTAATAGCGTAATTATGGGGACAATTAATTTGTCCCCTATTATTTAACAATATGTCACAAACTTATCTTACATTAACAAATAGCGTGCTTGCACGCATGAATGAACCACAACTGACCTCGTCTACTTTTACAAGTGCACGGGGTATTCAAGTTCAAGCCCAAAATGCAGTTAATGAAGCCATAAGATATATTAATCAAAAAGAATTTAGTTACCCTTTCAATCATGCAACTAACACAGAAGTTTTAGTTCCAGGGACAGTAAAATATACATTGCCCACATCAACTAAGCACGTAGATTATAATACTGCAAGAATAGTTAAAAACTCAACTCTAGGCACATCAGGTGCAAACTTGAGCACATTATCATACAATGAGTACATAGCTAATAATGTTGAACAAGAAGATGATATTGTAACAACAACCACAAGCACAACACATACAGATAGTGTTACAACTATAACTGTAGCTAGTACATCAGGATTTGATTCTTCAGGAACTATACACATAGTAAATGAAGAAATAACATACACAGGAACAACAAGCACAACATTCACAGGATGCACAAGAGGTGCTAACAGCACAACAGCAGCTTCTATAGCAAGTGGTGTACAAGTAGCACAGTTTACTGGAGGAGGAGTGCCCTCTCACATAGTAAGAACATTAGACAATAATTTTATTTTGTACCCGTTTCCTAACAGAGCATATACATTAAAGTTTGATTATTTTACGTTTCCCTCTGACTTATCAGCACAGGACGATACCACAACAATACCCGACAGGTTCGCTCCAGTTATAGTAGATGGAGCCACAGCATATGCATATCAATATAGAGGAGAGATTGAACAGTATCAATTAAACTTCGCAAGATTTGAGCAAGGCATAAAAAATATACAAACACTGTTAGTTAATAAATACGAATATGTAAGGTCGACAGTAATACTAAGACCAACAAGTATGGCAGGATACTTTAGCACTGAAACAACAACATAATGGCAGATTTATCAAGAGTACAACCTATAGCTTTCAACTGCGAAGGCGGATTAGTTTTAAATCGTTCCACGTTTATGATGAAACCAGGAGAAGCATTAGAACTACAAAACTTTGAGCCTGACATAGAGGGTGGGTATAGAAGAATAAATGGATTTAGTAAATATGTATCTGCAGTAGTTCCTCAAACTTCCTCTTCTGCTGAAAAAGTATTAATGGTTGCTACATTTGCAAGTAAAGTTGTAGCAGCTAGAGGGACAAACATATTTCAAGCTACACCAGGAGGTTCTTCTTGGACAACAATAGATAGTGGTAGAACGAGTGCAGGTAAATATAACTTTGAGAGATTTAACTTTGATGGTAATGATAAGTTAATCGTAGCAGATGGCAACAATGCACCAACAGTTTTTAATACATCATTTAGTGCAACAGATGTATCTTCAGGTGGTGGTGGAGAAGTAAGCACTGCAGTGACAGGTGCTAAATTTGTTACAGCATTTAAAGAACACATGTTTTATGCAGGTATGTCAAGTGCTAAACAAGAATTAGTATTTAGTGTGCCATTTGATGAAGACAGTTTTGCAACTGCTAGTGGTGCAGGAAGTATCAAAGTTGATGATACTATAACAGGACTTAAAGTTTTCCGTGAAGATTTATTTATATTTTGTGAAAATAGAATATTTAAGCTATCAGGAACATCAAGTAGTAACTTTGCAATAACTGCAGTAACAAGAGATATAGGATGTATAAACGGAGATACAATCCAAGAATTTGCTGGGGACTTAATATTTTTAGGACCTGATGGATTACGAACAGTTGCTGGTACAGCAAGAATTGGTGACGTTGAATTAGGAACTATAAGTGCTAATGTACAAAGTTTATTTGATGCAAATTTATCTAGTGCATCAGAGTTTGACTCAATAGTCATACCTGATAAGACACAGTATAGAATATTTTTTACCAAAGATGGCACTGGAGAAAACGCTACAAAAGGCGTTATATGTGTTATGAAAGGGCAAACATTTGAGTTTGCAGAGATAAGAGGAATAAAACCTGCATCAACAGATACATTTGTATCTGCAGGAGATGTTATAGTTTTACATGGTGCATATAGTGGTGGTTACATATACAGACAAGAATCAGGAAATGACTTCGATGGAACTGCTATATTAGGCAAATACAGAGGTCCTGACATGACTTTTGGTGATGCTGGTCTTAGAAAACATATGCAACGTGTTATCATAAACTTTGCACCTGAGTCAACAATAGATGCAGATTTGTTTTTAAGATATGACTATGAAGCGAAAGATTCCGTAAGACCTGCGGCTTATGCATTAGATTCAAATGACATTGCTGCGATATATGGAACTACAACATATGGGACAAGCTCAGCAAGTTTTGGAACATATGGGGGTGCATCACAACCATTAGTAAGACAATCCGTAGAAGGGTCAGGTTTTGCAGTGGCACTTAGAGTTAATGATGGTGGTTCTACTGCACCATACTCATTAAAAGGATTTCAGTTAGAATATCAAGTAGGAGCGAGAAGATAAATGGGAGCTACGTACACTAGACAATCATCGTATAGTGATGGAGATACAATAACTGCCGCTCATACCAATGATGAGTTTAATCAGTTATTAGCAGC